TTGATAATCTTGAGCCGCATCCTGCAAGCTCTTATTCATATTGTTAGCTGTGCCTCTTGAGAACCCACTGCCTCTACCTAAATCTAGTCCAGAAAGCCTAAGACCAGATATAACTCTAGATTCAAAGTAACCTAAGTAAGGAGATAAATCTAGTGCAGAACCCTGACGACTAATTAGTTTAATGTCATGTCGTTCACTTGTAACAACATATCCTTGAGCAGGTAAGTTCTGTACTTCAGCATGAGCCTGATCTACCTCATTACTTCCACCCTCATAGTAAATTGCAGGTCTATTTTCAGTTCCTACTTTATAGTGATAAAGAGGGAATGCTTCTTTAGATGCAATCACAAGAGCAACTTCTTCTATTTTCCTTAATGCTCTAATATCATCTAAGACGGGCAGTAAGTATGGGGTACCAAACGTAAATCCAGTTTTCTTATCTATTGTGATATGTACTACGTCTTCTACATTATATTCTTTTTCTACTAAACTTTCAGAGTAGTTAGTCCCATCTATTCTTTGTCGCCATTTCTTTGGAGTGCCATACTTATCTACTTGAACTTCCATACTAGTCGGATCACCAACAAATATACCGGCTATTGGATCAAGTTTCTTACCATACATCGTTATAGGATTACCGCTTGATCTGGTGTTGTCTCTTCTAAATACTAAAAACGCATTATGATAAGTAATTAAGTTAGTGACTAACTCTCTCATCCACTGCTCAGTCGTTATGCCTGTCATAACGCCAATTTCAAATAGTCTTTGGTGGACGTAATCCACTAACGTATCGTCAGGTCCAGAAACTTTAAACCCTTCTTTTAGTATCTGCTCACGGTGCTTTCTAATGGATTGACATATGTATGGCTCTATGTCAGAAGCACGAGAAATCTCAAGTAAATCGTAGATTGGAGGCTCAAATCTAGACTTATTTGCAGAGCCTAAATAACCCGAAGGCCCTGTGTACTCATAGCCCCTAATTCTTCCCAACATTTTAGAGCGGTTTTCTAAAGCTCTCTTTATATCTGTTGACTTACCACTTTCTATAGCCAGTTTGATGTCTTTTCCAATAACTGGATTATCAATATATATAGGGCTAACCATTGAATGTTGTATTTATTGCGTTTTGTAGACTTTTTAGCAGTTCGTCAAGTTTTTCTTGAGTTTGCTCTTCAACACAAGGACCGTCTTCTAGTCCTTCTGTCTCATTATTTTGCACAGATCCTATTCCATAAGCAAAATTTAAACGTGTGCTGTTTCTTGACTGAATATCGTCAAAATATTTACTAAATTCTTCTTCCGGTATACTTAAAACAGGAGGCAATTCATCAATAATATTTATCAAAGCTGCATCAACAGTTGGTTCAGGTCCTGAATTATCTACTATTTCTTCTGAAACTACATTAGGTAAATTTAGTTCGCAAGCATTAGCTAGCGCAAATCTTTGTGCAATTACCTCTAATAGTCTTGCCACACCTAATAAAAAGCGTCTTTCAGCAGCTCCAACCCAGGCGCTTCCTCCACCTATGCTACCAGATATATCTACTCCTTGGCTTCCGAACTCAGAAATTTTTCTGTTTAACTCTTTTATCAAAGACATGACCGTGTCAAAAATAGCATTAACTGATTCTATAATTGCATAGCCTAGAGTAAACATTCCTTTACAAGCTGTAAGGTATTTTAGATCTACTGTAAATATTTCTAGTATCTTTGTTACAACTTTTGAATAAAACTTGTTAATAGTAGCTACTAATTCAAATAAAACACTTTGTGCTATAGCAGCTAAAAAAGCTGCCATTACGTTTGCAATTCTTGCTATAAACTCTCCTAATTTCATAGCTAAAATTCTAACGATTACAGAAATGTTAAGAAGAAGTTGAGGCTCAACAATCTTACCAAAGATTTGCACTAAACAACAAAGGTCCCTATCTGTTAGTTTATATGTAAATGCATTGATTATATCATCAAACATTGTATCACTTGTTTCTTGGAGTAGTCTCGCACTACTTCCAAATTGAGCTAACATGGGGACTGTGTCTATACCTAAATCTAACTCTTCTGGAGCAGGAGAAAATATATCACTTTGTTGTCCACTTGTTCTTCCTCTTAATTGAACATCTATTTTTCTAAATTTTGGAGAGAAAGTAGGAGCTGTGTTAATAGCGCTTTTTAACTCTTGCTGATTCTGTGCAACTGCTAAGTAAGCAATCCAGTGATCAATTGTTAAGTAACCGTTAGGTCTGTCTAGTCCTGCATACCTTTTATAGTAGGCTACAGTGTAGTTAACTATATTCTGACTGTCTTGGTATTCTTGGCTTTTCTTAAGACTGTCTGGATCAATTCCAACCGTTTCAAGAGCATTTCTCCTGGCTTCAGGATTATTCTCTACTTCATTAATAGCATCTTTTACAGGCTGTACATCTATTTTAGCAGCCTCTAAAGCATCTAATATCGCCGCTGCTTTAAAACCTAACTCTAAAAGAAGGACTATACCAGGAAGCCATTGTGCTGCTTGAACTGACTTAGCACCATTTTCTAGTCCTAAGGCTTGAAAGATAGGAGCCTGAAAAGGAGACATGGTAAGTATACCAATAATTGTCCCTGCTATACCATTTTCTGCTAAAAATTGAGCAAGAAGATCACCTATGTCAAAGTTTGCTATGTTTTGCTTAGTTTTTCTTTCTGCTCCTCTTTGAGTTGCAGGTATAGAGCCGTTAATAATTGTGCCTTTAAGTTTTCTGTTTATTTCTAATATTTTATCTACAGATTGTTGAAACAGACTGTATGTGATTATAGTCCCTTTCTTAGATTCTTCATCAGATAATCTTTTTGCACTTATGTATGTCTCTTGAGCATCTTCATCAATGGGTATGAATTGCGCAGGATTCATATTACCTAGAGCTTTTTTTAATGAGTTGCCTTTTAAGTATGATTTAGTAAGTCTAGAAAATAATTCATCTATAGCTTCTTTTTCAGGATCTATAGTTTCTACTACTGGCGCATTATCTATTACACCATTTTCGGTAAGTTTTCTAGGCCTTTCAAATGGTCTCCTGCCTTCATACTCTATGCTCATTAGAATGATCCTCTCTTAAAATCTCCACCTCTACTAAAGTTAGTAGAACCTATTGATCTGCCTTTTTTTATTTCTCCTAAACTTCGTGATTTTGGATTTTTAGATGTATTATAATTAGATGTACTTTTTACAAATTTCCAGCCTGATCTTTCGGTTTCTTGTTTCTCTATAATAGAAGGGTGTGAATCTTGTTTAACTTCATCACTTACTTCTATTGCGTTTATATGAGTTACATATGGCGTCCCTTTAAGATCGCCTTCTTTCCAGTAGTAGCCACCTACTGCAAGATAAAAAGCTGTAAGAGTATGTTCTTCACCTTGAGAATATTTAGGTAAACCATAAACAGACATCCCCTCTACCCTAAAGTTTCTCATTTGCTGAACTAATCCCATCATTGAGCTGCCAGCACTTACTGTAGTATCTTCACATTTTGGCAAGATAAGCTTTCCATCTTCAAGCATCTTTTTAGTTTGTTCAATTAGATAATGTTTTGCGCTCCTTCCTAGCTCTTCCCCACTAATTGGATCTACTACTTTTAAGTGTTGATTCATAGCAATAGGAAATAACTTTTTATCTAAAAGAGAACTTGGTTCTTTTATAGCATGTTTCTTTAAAAGTTCAACCTGAACACTTCCATATCCCGCATCGACAAATATATATTTAAATCTCCATTGCCTGTTAAGGTTAATTATTAAATCTACCGAATCTGTTTGCAAGTATTCTGTTTCAGGTATAACTATTTTCTTTACCATCTTTAGCTGAGAACCAAGATGTTCTAAGATTACCATGTGTGTACCTGCAGCTTTGTTCCAATCAATGCCTAGTATGTAGTCTGCTGTAGAGTTTATATTTGAATTTTCTAGGTCATAGTCTTGGAGGGAAGCGTTTATACACCTAGTTTTAAATACACCTTCTTGTAGTTCTGCAAAGTCAGCAAGATATTCTTGTGCATAAGTTACTGGATCTGTACTTCCTTTAAAAAAGTTTTCTGTAGCTTCTGTCCATTCTGGAGACTCAGCGGATATAAACCAAAACTCTTTAAAACCTAAATCTTTTTCAGTAACATAAGTATAAAATCTTCTTCGCCAACCTCTAGGAGTTGTAGAAGCTATTAATCTAGCATCTTTGTGAGATGCAAGAATAGCCATAACTGCGTCAATATCTTTGTTTTCTAAAGTGTCAATTTCATCAATAACAATTAGGTGAGCATCTTGGCCACGAATCTTATCTGATCCTGATCCACTTGTAGCACCGGCAGAAAAACCAAGAATCTTTGACCCATTGTTAAACTGCATCAATGATGGAGTCTTGGTATACCTGTTTAAAGATCCTTGTAGTGAAACACTTCTATTTACAAATTTATGTATTTCATCAAAGAATCTAGTTACTTGCCTTTCGAACGGTGCAATAATTAGAATACTAAAATCTTTATTAGTAGACGCAGTATGTAAAACTTCAATAACCATCGCCTCAGTCTTACCACAGCGACGCCCAAGTCTATTTAGCTTTCGCTGACTAGTACAATAAATCATATCTTCTTGATAAAATCTTGGCTCCCAATCTAGCTCTGCTTTTGCCCATGCAATAGGATCAAGAAGTATAGAAGCTTCTAAAAATTCTTCTTCAGTTTCAAAGTCTGATTTACTTATATTTAAAGGTTTATTTGCTGCACTTTTAGAACAGGTAGGTGGAAACGGCGTTTTAGTTAGCTTCTTTTCATATAAAGACCGGTAGTAAGTTTCACAACGTTTACACAAATCTTCTTGAAATCCTTTTACAGGAGTGTACTTTGTACTAAGGTAGTTATTTTCTGGAATATAATTACTCATTTTTTAATAGGTGCTGATCCCCATGTATAGCAGTCCTTACATTGGAATCGTTGATATTTATGGAACTTAGCGTAACTATATCCTCTATTTTGTGTTTTAGTTGAACCACAGTTAGTGCAGGCGTGTCTACCTCTATTTATTCCAACATTAGGGTGACTTACTGCCCAAGGTCTTAAGGACTTGTAGACTTTTTCAAGTAATACAACATCCATTTTGTTGTACTTTTTCATTTTTGTCCAACAAGTTTTATCACCTGCCATGCATCCTTCCCACAATGCAAAGCCACCAGTCGTAACTTTATTTCCTAATCCTAATACTGTACCAAGATCATCTAACTTGTTACTGTTAAATCCAAACTTTCTACTAGCTATCTTTTTTGTATCTACTGTTTTATAAGGAGAAGGTGGAGTAAGGCCATTTGCTATAAATCTAGCGTTCATAATTCTAATATCAAATTTGTCTCCGTTATGGGCAACTACTACATCTGCTTCATCTACCAGCTCCCACAATTTTTTTACTAATTCTTTGTCGTCTGTTTTATCTTTTGTATATTGCTTATAGTCTGGTAGTGCATATACTTTA